CTGGCTAGAGGACATTCAACAATGTGAATCTTATAACATATTAAAGTATGCCAATCCCAACACCGAAACCAACAGAGGATAAGAATGAGTTCCTCAGACGTTGTGTACAAGACCATACAATTATTGAGGAGTACCCTAACCCCAAGCAAAGGGTAGCTGTATGTATAGCGCAATGGGACAAGAAATGATACTTATATTATTTGGTGTAGTGCTTGGAGCTGCACTTAATCAGATCAGAGTACTGGGTAAACGCCTCGAAGATTGCGAGGAGGTACTGGTACAGATAGTCGATGCGTTAAAAAAAATTGACGAGGAGGAGTAGTTGTTAACATTTTTTGTTTACATTGCATCTGTAATCTAAAAAAATAGAGAGATGAAAAAGTACACTAAAAAACAGAACGCCTTCTACTGGGCAGTAACTTCCGTACTCGTAGGGGTAGGTATCACTACTATGATGGTAGTCTTTGCACTTGTTGAATACATAACAGCCTAACCTATGATAATGCTAGACGGAGCTGACTATGACCAGCAATGGCTCATAGACAAAGCGAGAGACGATGACTTCTACTACGGAGCATTGAATAAGATAGCCTTGTCTTCTAGTAGCCTCAAGATGCTACTGGATAGTCCCAAGACATTCTACAACGTACAGACCTATGGCTCGAATGAGTCTAGCCCTGCCTTGTTGCAGGGGCGTATCATTCATACTATGATACTAGAGCCTCATAGATTCGATGACATATTTGAAGTCGTAGATGTGGCTTCTAAGAACACCAAAAAGTACAAGGAAGCCCAAGCCTCAACGAGCAAGACTTGTATCACTACAAAGGACTTACAACAGGGAGAGCGTATAGTAGATGCATTCCAACGCAACGAACACGCTAAGTACTTCTTGAAGCAGAGCCAAACGGAGAAGCCTATGGTCGATATGCTGGGGGGCTTCCCCTTTAGAGCGAAGGCGGATATCTGGAACGACAGCTTCCTAGCCGACATCAAGACCACGACAGACCTCAAGGCATTCCGATATTCAGCAGATAAGTACGGCTACGATATGCAATGCTACCTATACTGCAACCTCTTCCAGAGGTCGTACAAGGATTGGTACTTCATAGTCCTAGACAAAGCATCCTGCGACATTGGTATCTACGATGTGAGCGAGGAGTTCTACAAGAGAGGAGAGGCGAAGTTCAACAGAGCCATAGCCATCTACAAGGACTTCTTCGTAAAGGGTAACGACTTAGACTCTTATATCATTAGAGACACGCTATGAGTTTATCTAAGATTGCAAACAAGTTCTTGAGCGATAATAAGGTTGACAAACAAACCTATATATCATTAGCATCTCAACAGAAGGCTACGGAAAAAATAGGATATCAACAAGCTATGTATGCTCTTTATGATTGCAGAGACAATCTTCTATATATCGGCTGGGCAGCTTATATATCGCAGAGGTTGGGAGCGCATTTTGTTAGTTACACTAACACTCAAGATATAAAACATAGAATTTCTTACGCTAAATACACATTTAGATTAGATGATTTGCGTAATGAGTATAATAAAGTCATTCAACAAAAATACCCAGATGTTGCGGTTTGGGATTTAGAATACTTCACAATAAAGGTGCTAAATCCACCATACAATAAAGTGAGGTCGGAAAAGACATTGCTTAAAAGCATATATGAAGAAGCATACTAAAATCTATATGCGGTACTTTGACTATGTACTCGATGACTTCATACCTTGCGAGGTATGTGGAGCAAGAGCCGTAGACATACACCACATAGAGAACAGAGGAGCAGGAGGTGATAAAAACAAAGACACCATAGAGAACCTAATGGCAGTATGTAGAACCTGTCACCTAGAACACGGAGACGTACCAGAGAAGGTAGACTGGCTAAAGAGAATACACAATAGAAAACTAGAAGAGATATGAGAACAAGAAGCAGAATGAATTTCGTCACACAGCAACGCTCTGGGATGATAAACAACGAAATCACTAACCGCAAACCATTGCCTCCTTTTAGACACCTTGACGGTGTCCTTCGTAGAGGTAAGTACAAGGGAAGGAAACTAAGCCAGATCCCCAAGAGCTACCTACAGTATATGCTAAGGGAGTGGGACTTGAACAACTCACAACGCAAACAAGTACAAGAGCAACTAGATTATGATAGACCTTAGATGGCTTGTAGTGATAGTGGTGTCTGTTATTAGTGTAGTTCTAATATACCTAACAAGAAAGGAATGAGACACTATATAGACCTAGATACTGACCAGCTGATGAGACTGTATGCCCTGCTCTATGATAGGAGGGATATGCAGGACATCGTAGAGAAGCTGCGTAATCATATGGAGATAGTAAGACAAAGAGAGAGACGTGTACCAAATGGGTACACAAGTAACACCAAAGAGAAATGAAAGAAGATAACACGCCAAGTATAATAGACTTGTGCAATAGAGACAGAGAGACTTATGGTATTGAAAATGATTAGTGCCTACCTTCGCAAGAGGCGGCATATAAAAACAACAGAGGCATACCTAGATATGCTAATGCTAGACAACATCAACCTAAGCATACAGGCAAGTAGGTTCGGATGGAGTGACGAGATACAGAACCAGCTAACCAACTCAGCCCTACTCATACGCAAGTATCAGAGGAGACTGAGACTGATACGAATGTAATGGGACGAGCAACTGAGATACTGGCTCTAGCCAATATGACAAGCAAGGACAGGAGGAAGTATGCCTATGGTGCAAATGCTGAGGTGTACTTCTCTCGTATTGAAATCACCACAGAACTACTTAAAAAAGTAAAGCCAAAGAAATGAGCAAGAGCCAACAGATCCTAGTCAACAGGAAAAACCTAGAGATGTTTATAAGCATCCTAACACAAGTACACCTACGAGGTCAGCTGTCAGCAGATGAGTCTGCCTTCCTAGCCAAGTTTGTAGACCTACCTCCTGCACCTCAACAGCCTAACAGGTCACAGCGTAGGCTGAACCAGAAGGTGATAAATGATATCATCAGAGAGGAGCGCAAACGCAATATGAAAAAATAGGGTTTTATAGTTAGGAGGTTGACTAAATTTGACATATAAAAAATGGATAGCACACAAGAACACAAGAAGGCAATGCTCAAGGCATTAGAGGCAAAACTAGGTATAGTGACTGCTGCCTGTAGTGACGTGGGTATATCTAGGCAGACACACTACAACTGGCTCAAGGATGACCCAGAGTACAAGAGAGCAGTAGATGAGTTGGAAAATGTAGCACTCGACTTCGCAGAGGGTAAGTTGCACGAGCAAATCAAAAGCAACAATCCTACCTCTACCATCTTCTATCTAAAGACTAAGGGTAAGAAGCGTGGCTATATTGAACGACAAGAGATAGCGCACGAGGGTATCAAGACCTTTACCATAGAGGAACTGGATGGGGAAGATAGCAGTCAATAAAGTATATACACATCTCAAGAGGTCAGACAAGAAGATAGTAGTCGAGCAGGGTGGTACTCGTAGCGGTAAGACCTACAACATCCTCCTCTGGCTCATCTTCTACTACTGCACCAAGAACACAGGCAAGACAGTGACCATAGCTCGTAAGACCTTCCCAGCTGTCCGCAGCTCTGTGATGCGTGACTTCTTTGGCATACTCAAGCAGCACGACCTGTACATAGAGGACAAGCACAACAAGTCCAACAGCGAGTATGTACTCAATGGCAACCTAGTAGAGTTCGTATCCCTCGACCAACCTCAGAAGATTAGAGGGCGTAAGAGAGACCTAGCCTTTTTGAATGAGGCGAACGAGTTGAGCTTTGAGGATTGGCAGCAGATAGTATTCCGTACCAACGGCAGAATCATACTCGACTACAACCCCTCCGACACATACCATTGGATATACGACAGGGTCATCCCTCGTGAGGATGTGGACTTCTACCAAACCACATACCTAGACAATCCCTTCCTTGACGAGACAATCAAGGAGGAGATAGAGAGACTCAAGGAGACGGACGAACACTACTGGCGTGTCTATGGACTAGGAGAGCGAGGCACTAACCGAGCGCAAGTGTTCCAATTCACAACCCTACAGCAAGTGCCTACCTCAGCTAAGTTCCTATCCTATGGCTTGGACTTCGGGTTCACCAATGACCCCTCTGCTCTGGTGAGGTGTTACCAAGATGGGAACAATCTATACTTCGAGGAGATGCTATACAGCACCAACCTTACTAACCACGACCTAGCAGTACGCTTCAATGACATAGGGGTAGGTAGGTACGAGGAGATATTTGCAGACTCGGCAGAGCCTAAGAGTATCGAAGAGCTACATAGGATGGGCTGGAACATCAAGCCTACTACTAAGGGTACGGATAGTGTGAACGCTGGTATAGATATGCTCAAGCGTTACAAGCTCCACATCGTAGGGGCTAACTTGATGAAGGAGATGGAGAATTACAGATGGATGGAGGACAAGAATGGCAACCTCCTTAATAAGCCAGAGGATAAATGGAATCACCTTATTGATGCAGCGAGATACGGTGTATACAATAAATTAAGCAAACCGAACTATGGAAGATACGCAATCCGTTAAGGTACAAGTACCAAAGAATCTAGCTGGTATTCCTATCAGTAAGTACAAGAAGTTCATCGCTATGGCTACTGAGGAGAATGGTGACGAACAAGCACTCTATCACTTCTGTGGTCTTACACCAGACCAGCAGGAGCGTATGAGGGTATCAGATAAGAACCGTCTCCGCCTTATACTATCTACTGCACTAAGTGAGAAACCAGCTCTAGTACAGACCTTCGAGTTCAAAGGAGTCAAGTATGGCTTCCATCCCAAAATAGAAGACATTAGTATGGGAGAGTATGTTGATCTTGACGAGCTACTCAAAGAGCCATACAAGAATGCAGAGAAGGTGCTAGGCATCCTCTACCGTCCTATCACTTCTAAGAAGTTCGGTAAGTACCTCATCGAAAACTACGACCCAGACAAGCACACAGGCGAAGGCTTTGACGAGCTAGGCACGAACATACTTCTAGGGTGTATGCTTTTTTTTTATCGTTTAGAAATCGCCTTGCTGATAACTTTCCTTCGATCTTCACAGAAGGAGGAGATGACGAACCAGCCTTCGACAGACAGACCCAGTTCTCCAAAAAGTGGGGCTGGTATAGCGCAATCCATCAAATTGCTAGAGGCGATCTCACGAAGTTTGACGAAATAACAGAGCTACCTATGCGTACCTGTCTCACCTATCTAGAGTTCATAATGGATAAAGGAGATGTTGAAAAGTCCCTAGCCAATTCAAAAAGGAGGTAGGATATTAAGAATCTTTTGTGTATTATTGTTTCATATTAATCAATACACA